TCATGAATATCCTGGCCTTGAACTAGTTTAGCTTGATCAATTTCAGTTTTCTTCTGCATTTCCTGTTTTTTACGTTCATTTTCCATAGCTCTTAAATCTACTTCTCTGGATTTAAGTTTTAACAATGGATCGTGATCGAATTGTGAAGTAATTGTTTTTTCTTCCTTCATAAATTCTTCAGTCATCTCTGCAATCAATTGTGCTTTTCTTGCTTCAATCTTCTGAGTGATCTGTTGCAGTTGTTGCTGAATCTGAGGATTCATTGCAGCTTGTTGCTGCATTTGTTGTATTTGCATAAACTGTTCTCTGAATTCTAATTGTACCTGTTCCGTAGCCATGAGGCTGATATGCTCTAATATATTCTTTTGTAATGCTCCCATCACCATTGGATTGTTTCTAACCAGGTTCGTTGACATAAAGTTCAAGTGCGCCGTTACATGGGCCCTGTGGTCCTGTCCTGGAAACGCCTGAAAAGGCTTTCCTCCCAATGCATCAATATGTTCCAACGATGGATCCTTAGGTGCATTAGGCGCCGGTGGCGGTAAAATTCTGTCAATATCCTTTACTCCTAACGCTTCATACATTTTTCTGAATGCCATGTATGTATTGTGAATCTGAGGATTGGACATTGCTAGTTGCAGTCCCGTCTGTGCCAGCGTCAGTCTTTGCGACATTGAAAAAATGTTAGGATCGGCAACGGGTAGAATATCGATTCGTTCGTCGAAGTCTGTAACTTTAATATTTCTTTGTCCACCTACAACATCGTATGGATATTCTGGTGGAAGATACTGTGCAAATACTTTTGCCAGTAATTTAAATTCCTGTCTTAATGCCGCGTATAATCTTTTATGGATCGCTGACATTACCCTGGAGCCACGCTCTAAGAGGGCCACGGTCGTACCAACTGCTGCATTTTGGTTCCCGTCACCGACCTGCATATCAGCGATCGACGCGAATCTCTGTCCTGCTTGAACCACCGCTCCCATTAAAGTTAATAATGTTTGTGAAGGTTCTTTGTACGGTAAAAAAACGAATGCATCTTTTAAGTTTCCACCCGGTGTATCTACATCCTTGAATTCACCCGGCTGGATAGGTGCCGCTTCGTCTTTAACTCTGACTCCTCGTTGTTTAAAACCAGCGGGAAGATTGGATAGTGTGCCTGCGTCTAACAATTGGCGGAGAGCCGACGTTGCCGTCCTGCTCAATCCGCCAATCATGTGAATGAGTCCAAAGCCATAAAATCCTAGTCCTGGCAGAAACTTGAAGTGGACAAAATATTGAACTTTATTTTTCAATGGATCATTGGGCGCATAGTTCCTTCTTATCGAAAGAACTTTCATACTACCTTCCTCGATGGTTACGACGTAAGGTAATTTTATTCCTGTTGGCATTCCGTCCTGGCCAACATCTTCAAAACCTTCCAGGTCCAGATTCACATGACATTCCAGAAGCGTGTACACGCTTTGGGTCTGTGTAGACTTGGTGGTTCCTTCCAGTGTCTTTTCCTTGTCTTCGATTTTGTCGTCGACAGCCATACCTGGTTTTGCTAATTCAATGTCCCTATAGAAACCAGCAATCTGCTGCTTTCTCAAGTCGTTCTCCGACATCTTGATTACATGGACCACTGCTTCCGCATCGTCTAATGAGGTAGCCGTATACGGAATCACGAGGTCGTCTGCAGGGACAAATTTAGAGACGGCTCTTCCTAAAAGATCGTCGTAGTAGACTTTCTTGAAAGTCGAACCGCTCAAGGGTAAATGGAAAAGCATCTGGTCAAATTCAGGTTCGTATTCCTTCATCTGGTCCATCAGCTGAAAATTCATGAAATCTTTAACCCGCTGCGACTGTGATTCCTTTGCAGGATTCGATACTCCAATCACCTGGGTTCTAACCGGTCCATCCGCCGGCAATAATTCTTTATAGGCTAACGCCTGAAACTGTGTAACCGCTTCTGCGAGCACGGGATGCGTTGCACCTGATGCTCCCTGAAAGGGTTCTGTCCTGTTGTCGTACTTGAAGCCGAGTAGGTCGAGTCCTGTAACGTAGGACTGCTCCCATTCCTTCCTTGACATTTTATAATCGGTATAGTCGCCGCGAAGCTTGATTCCTGTCGGATCAAGAACGTCGTCGGGCAGAATGTCCGCGAGGTTGTCAAAATGGCCCTCGGTCCCCGGAACGTTGATCGAGCCCGGCTCAAAATTGATCGTAGCTCCGCCGTCGTCTTCCGGTGTGACTTCTACGGGTTGTCGTTGTTCTTCCGTAACGTCGACGTCCGTTGGCGCTTCCGAGGGTGGAATTGCAACTTCTGTTCTTACGTTAGGGAGCGATTTATCTGTTAGGTTTTCTGCCATTTGTACTCCTGTTAATCCATATCATCAATATATAGCGAACGCAACCCTCGAGACACGGGCCCTGAATCAGGGGCCACGGTTCTTGTTAGGTTAGCTAGGCCGCCGCCTGCCATTTTTGAAACACCGCCAGCCTCTGCTATAGGCCCCATTTGAGACCAACCATATCTTGATGAAGGAGTAGGAAACATATCATGTATTGTTTTTGGATAATGAGGACTCCAGCTCTCTTCCGTTGGTATTTGTAAAAGAGTTTTCAATTCTTCAGGCTTCATAACTGGCTCAGGAAACCATTTATCTTTTAAGTCTGGATCTACTACCCAATCATCTCCTTCTTTCACCTTACCATGTTTTTGATACATTAAATCTGCCATTGCTTTTTCTTGTTTTTTTTCAGCTGCTCGTTCTATTGTCATTCTTTTCTGATCTCCTATGAACATTTTTTCTTTAGTCATTCCTTCTCTTTCAATTTTCAAAGCATCAACTCTAGTGTCATAGGCTTCCCTATCTTTTTCTATTTGATTTTTAATATCTCTTACTCCTTTAACCCCACCTAAAGATTCTAAATAATCCTTATACCTTTTTTGGGCTGCTTCAACACGAGCCGTTCTGGCTTCAGGAGTTCTTTCTCCTAAAGGACCTTTTCCCGCTATATGAGCAGAATATATCGTTTTTTCTAATTTATTTAATTCATCTATTTTTTTACTATTATCCATAAATCTTTTAACTCCGGTTCTAACTCTTCCTTCTTCACCTTGAACTTGATATAAAGCTTCTTCGTACTGCTGATCTGCAGGTTTAAGTAAACCCATTTTAACAGCGGGTATTGCCCATAAAGATTTAGCTACTGCTTCCTTCCAAGGCGTTCCATTTCCCAACATGTCATGAGCGATAAATGCAGCTTCGAAAAGCGGCTCACCCCAGAGCGTCCATGGGCCAAAAGCAAATCTTCCTAATTTAGTTAATGCAGTTCCTGATTGAGCAATTCTTTTAGCAAGCTCTCTAGCTGCCACAGGATTATTTACTCTCCACATAGGATCTTTTAATTTAGCCGCTGCATTTTTTACATTGGTTATCTTTTCACTATCAGGACAACCTGCAAAACCGATTCTTCCACCTTCCTTAACTTTTTGTGAGCCTTTATTGCACCAGCCGGCTAGTATAGCTTTAAATTTTTTCTGAGTATCCGCCTGAGCCATTTGTTTTATGACTTTTTGTTCTGGACCCGTCAATGTTTTAAATTTTGATGGTTTTAAAAATTCTCCTCCCAACATTCTATAAGCCGACAATGGATATCGTTCTCCTTTAACTAAAACCTTTTCTGCCAATTCTTGTCCTTCTGTCATTAAACCTTCTACAAGTTGCTGGCCCTTAAGTCCTTTTACATTTGACATAAGTTCATTTACTAATTTTTGTTGCAGTCCTTTTTGCGGAACAAATTTATATATATCTCTTAAAGCTGCATTAGTTCGTGCAGATGCTAAACGTAGACCTGTAAAAGGTTTATTCTTTACACCAAATTCATGATCTATGGCCATTGGAGCTAAAGACCAATCATCAAATCCTTTTCGGTATGTTCTTTTCATCAATTGACCAAATGGAATTTTTTTACCTTTAGGATATTTAGGATTAGTTACTGGAGTTTTCATCATGTCATAATAAGCTTTATGAGTTGTATAAACTTCATCAAATAGTCCTGATTCTTTTCCACCTTTTCTTAATGTCTCCAGACCCCATTTCACAGGGCTTTTTCCATAAGTAAATGATACTTGACCAGAACTAAGTCTCATTCCAGATTTCCATTTTATAGGATTTCCTTTTTTATCGAAAAATTCAATTTGTGATTTATCCCCCCACAGATTATTTTGATTCCAGTGTCTTAAAGCATAATCCATAACAGTTTTACTAGCATCAGGTATCAATCGTTGTCCTGTACCATATGTCCAGGTTACACCTCCTCCTATTCTACGGCTTCCTTCTTCAAAAAGTTCATTAAAAGTCGTTCCTTGAGGAATTTCCCGCATACCATAGCTGATATAATTTATGATTTTTTTATGCTTTTTATAGAGTTTATTTTTTTTAAGTCCTTTCATTAATGTTTGAGAAGATGCTACTCCGCTTCTTTCGGCTATTGTTTTTTTTAACAAATTGGATTTTGCCATTGATGAGCCTTTAACAAATTCTTTTGTTGAAACTAATGCTTCATTATTATTAACAATATTATCAAAAACCTTCGACACTTTGTCAGTCATTGTATCTAATTTATCAACTTCCTTTCTCCATGTATGAAGTAGAACTGATTTACTATTGCTCACTTTTTTTTGTAAATCGATAAATTCTACAAATTTTTCTCCTGCATTAGCCTCTTGAATTAATTTATCTATAAGCTTTTTCTTCAAAGAAGGAATAAAAACCGGTTTAGTTTCTACAAGACTAAGACTCTGATAAATAGCATTATATTTTTTTGGATATTTATTTTTTAAAAAAGTAAAGAATTCAGATGTATCACTTAAATTGCCTTTTTTAAAATCAGCCATGACCTTTGTATTATACTCCTCGACTGCATTAGAAATGGTTAACTTTCTTTTAGAATCAGGACGTGGTCCTGGCTTTTTTCCTTTATCCGCATACCCCTGCCTCACGCCTGATGGTCCGTGGTCCACGAGCTGTGAAACACCGCCCTTGGATCCGAGGAAAACTTCATTAGTGCTGAAAGGGGGTTTTT